TTAAACTCGGTTTAACTTTTGATGCCGCGTTATATGAAGTCGGTAAATATACTGATATTTTTACTGATGAACAGCTTGAAGCTCTTAATCCTGATAACTGGAAACAGATTGGTTCTGTTGTTGATGAACACTGGACTGAAGCCGGGTATCCTACGATTGGTAAAATTGGTAGATATGTTTTCGATACTCTTACCTATGTAGGGCAAGATTACAGCTCTCAAACCTATGTTGATGAAGATGCTTTTGCATATTCAGCGTGGTACTTGCAAGCAGCGGGATTATTCAATGCTGGTAAATTTTCAGAGCCTGTTGAAGTTTCGGAAGTTATTTCAATACCGCCTGAGAGTTATAAAATAATTGGAGCGCCAGAAGATGTAGCTAGTAAGATAATAAATAAGATTTCCGAGTTTTATCGCACAGTATATGCGATTGGAATTTATTGTACTGAAAGCGTTGACCAAAATACTTATTGGGTAACTGTACAAGGAAATCCGTATGCGTATCAGTGTACTATTACACCCACAAGAATTACATCTCCTATAGCATCAAATTGGGATTATTATAATTACGTATTAAGTATAAACGCTATTCAAAAGGAATATCAATTTGATTATAGAGGGAATAATACTTATGAATCGGGTCAAAAACTTGTTACTGATTTTGATGCTGGCCCGTCAGATACCGTTGTTATTGGTGAGCTAGTTAATCCATGGGCGCCTAATTATAAGGTATCTTTAGTAGGAACATCAAAAAGTGATATTGATGGAGTCGGTACTCAGCCAAATGCCACAACTCCCGACCTCTCTACCGCTACTGACCTTGATTCTTTCAAAACACTTCTTAAACAACAGTATCCTGATATGTGGGATAGTGCTATAACTCGTGATGTGTTGCAGCCGGATGGTACTCTGAAAAGATTTACCTACGTTCCAGTTCCTACTCCTAATTCTAAAGATTGGATGGATACTCAGCCCACTGGTGACGGTTCTCAGCAGAGCCAAAAAGATACTGTAGTTAATCCCGATATGGATACTTCTATCAAGAATACTATTTCTTCGTCCAGTTCTAACGGCCCTGCCACACCTAATCCCCCTGATACCGGTGGTGGTAGTTCACCAACTGTTGTTCCGCCGGTTGGTAAAGCATCCTCTTTGTGGTCGATTTACAATCCGACTTTGGAGCAGGTCAATAAGTTCGGTTCGTGGTTGTGGTCGTCCAACTTCGTTGAACAGTTGAAGAAATTGTTCAATGACCCCATGCAGGCTATCATCGGACTTCACAAAGTTTACAGTCCAGTCCAGACGTCTGGACTAGGTACTATCAAATGCGGTTACCTTGATTCTCAAGTTCCCAGTAAACTCGTGAGTGAACAGTACGTCACTGTTGATTGCGGGTCTGTTGATATGCAGGAGTATTTCGGTAACGTGTTCGATTATCCGCCGTACACGGAAGTGTCCATCTACTTGCCGTTTATCGGTATTCGTCAGCTTGACCCGTCTGATGTTATGCGCTCCACTATTTCTGTGAAGTATCACATTGATGTGCTTACCGGCGTGTGTCTTGCTGAAGTAAATGTTAAGCGCGATGCGTCAGGTGGTGCTCTGTATACTTTCAGTGGCGACGCCGCTGTACGTTATCCGGTTTCTAGCGGGTCTTACATGGGAATCGTCAGCGGTCTTATCGGTGTAGCAACTAGCGTAGTTAGCGGTAATCTGTTACCTGCTCTTAGCGGTGTGACCAGACTCCACACTAATGTTGACCATTCCGGTTCGTTTACTGGAAACGCTGGTGCTATGGCGTCCAAAGTTCCGTACCTCATTATTTCTCGTCCGCAGACGGCTATGGCGGATAAGTTTGAAACTCTGTCTGGTTATCCGTCTAATACCTTTACTCCGCTGTCGGCTTGCAAGGGTTTCGCGCAAGTTAAGTTCGTCCACGTTGAAAACCTCAACGCTACCGACGCGGAAAAACAAGAGATTGAGCAGATGCTCAAGGAAGGAGTGATTCTCTAATGGGAATTCAGAGTAATGGTGAATGGTTGTTCGATTGGCCTATTGATGCCCCGCATCAGCTGACCCGCGGTTTCATCAATGACGGCAACGGTTTGGACATTGTCACCGAGACAGTCCAGACGTCTGGACTGAAACCCATCTACGCCGCGGAATCTGGGCGCGTTGACCAGTTCCAGTATTGGAATGGCAGAACCAAAACCGGTATGCAGTCCTATGGAAACATGGTTCGGCTGAATCATGGCCGCTTCGAGGGCGGTCTGCTTCAGACGCGCTATGCACACATGTCCCGTATTCTGGTTAATCTGGGACAGAACGTTTACCGTGGACAGATTATCGGGTACATGGGTTCGACTGGTAACGCGACTGGTCAGCACCTGCACTTCGAGGTTATCTGGAAGGGTAAGCGGTACAATCCGCTGAACTGGCTCGACGATGACTTCGTCAACAAATACGCCAGCGTGGCGAACGGTAATTACCATTCCGTTAAGCGTGACAGTACGGTGAACCTGTACTACATCAACGCCGGGCCGCTGTCGGCTGGTGACTTCAAGACCGTCACCGAGTTGCTGAAGAAGCTCGGTATCAACTACACTACCAAATAACAATAGCCCCAGTCCAGACGTCTGGACTGGGGCTATTGTTATAAATATTTGTCAATAATCATGAGAATGGTATTCAGTCTTACGGCTAAGTCTCTAGTCATTCTCTCGGAACCTAACTGATTGTAAACATCAATCTGATGGTTGAGTTCATCACACTCTTTCTTTAGAGCCGCTTTGAGCTTTGGAAGGTCGTTGCGACTCTCGGATAATTGGAAGTATTCTTCCTCAGTCAGGATATAATGCACCTGGACTCACTCTCCTTTCAGGCACCTTTCAAACTCTTTTTCGACGCGGTCAAGTTCGTCAAGTCTAGCTTTTTCGTAACTAACCATGTCATAATTATAGTCGCCAGCCCAGAACGGCAAAGTATGCTCAATAGACTTTCTTTCCATAGCGACCCATTCCTTAAACTCATTCAGTCCAGTCATCTGGACTCACTCTCCTTTCTGACACCACATGATATAGTTGCGGACTATTTCACCTACGGTGTTATCCTGATAGAACACCTTATCCTTACCAAAAAATGATGCAATTTTACGTTCCCTTTCGTCTGTTGGTTTTGTAATCTTACGACGACGATTAGGTAACGGTGAATATTCTGGGCTGTAAATCAGCTCATGGTCAGGGTCTTTCAACTCGCTTGTCTTACGATGTATGAACGTGAATAGCACATCATTATCGCGTTCATCCTTAGTGAATATGATTTCACATTGCAACATTTCACGGTCAAATATTATAAAATAGGTGTACAACACGTCACGCGGTTTATATTTACATGGGCAATGCGGATAGATTGCAATTTCCCATGCACCACCTGTAATCATAGACAGTTTGGGGTTGTTAAAGGCAAAATACTTATCAGACTTTTTGCCTTCTTTGTTGGGCGAATCGGTGTACTCAACGGCAACCGTCAATCCACTTTCTCCGTACTCATAAACGTCAATGTCGCCCTTCTTCATCTCTTTAATATGAGTCAGGCCCATCTCCGCAAAGTACGGGCAATACTGGTTGACGGTGTTACCCATCATGAAGATCTTGACATTGTCGCGGTCACGGATAATAGTTGACAAAACGTTCATGAACAGCACAAACTCGTTCGGAAGATAGTACTGCGAGTCAAGAATTCATCAAGTACGGCATTTATAATGCCATCATAGTTAGTTGACTTGTCATGCTCCATAGCGCTAATAGCAAACGAGTATGCAAAAGGGGTTATAGACTCAACGTCCTTGTTCAACGTTTCATCGAACTTTGCCAGATACCATGCACCCCCTTTGTAGTTGACGTGGTCAAATTGACCGCCTGTCCAGTTCTCCAACTCGCCATTGTTTACGCAACCATCCCACATTGTTTTGGCACGTTTTCCTTTGAAGTCGTCTTGCCAACGGCGAATCCATGCTGTTTGCCCTCTACCTGCTATATATTCTTTGATGCAGTATTCTTGTACTGCGTAGGTCTTACCATTGGAACGCTCTCCGAACATCACATTATAAGTAGCGTTCTTCTGGAGAATGTTTTTCAATCGGTAATATTTTGTTTTCTTTTTTGGTCCAGACGTCTGGACCGTATCACTTTTCATAGGTTTGCACCCCCAATAGATATTTGATATACTCTGCGGACATAGAGAAAGTATAGTCTGTAGGTTCCATGTGTACGCCGGATGGCGTGTAAAACTCGGCAGTTTCACCTAGGTAATCTGTTACTAACCCGTGTTGTTCATTATCAATATAAGTAAGCGTATTTTTACCTGTATACCCGGGTGGAATGTATAGACCCTCTGCGAAAGCGTCAAATATATTATCACCGTATTTCTTCAACAGGTACGGCATTGCAGTACGCTTATTTACACCAGAAGTAGTAAGGTTAATCTTGCCGTCTTTTTCCACCAAGTACCGTTTTGCGCCTATTGTTTTAAAACGAGAATAAACACCCTCATTATCCCATACACCTAGGACTTTCTCAACACCCTTGATGGTTTTCGGCTTATATGATGACTTCGGCAATTTGTGGAACTCCATTGCGGCATCGAGTTTACGAATGACGATTTTGTTGTATTCCTCGATGTAATCCATATGATTTTCTGGGTGCAAGACTTTGATACTGTCGGTATCAGAATACACATAATCCTCTCCGACGGCGTAAATCCCACTAAAAAGATTTCGTCTAGCATAAGCAGTTACCCATACACCCCAAGGATAGAACAGGAATCGACGGGCTGATTTGTTGTACTTTTCGATTGCTTCTTCAATGTTTGGCTTTTGCTTTTCCCAGTCCAGTTGACTGGAATCATCGTAGATAATCTCGTCACGACAAATGTCGGTTACGGTCATACCATATGCTGCATTTACCATTTCCTTAGAGCCTAGATATTCCACTTCCTTTCCTTCCACACCTTTAAGTGTAGTTTTATCCTGATACAATTTCAGAATGGATTTAACAAAGTCAGTCGGTAAATATCCTTTAGGATAGCGAACGAAGTTTCCTATTTTAGCATCTTCCCAATGATAAAAATGCTTATAAACATCCCAATCCAAATTTGTAATAGTTATGCGTAAAAGGTCAGCCGATACTACACGACCATTATCGACAACACGGCTAATTGCTACTTGACATTTGGACAGTGAAATCGGATGTTCGATGTAGGTTATAGATTCAATGTTTTTAAATTCAACATCAAACATACAACAGTAGTTTTTTAAACACCTTTCAAATTGTTCTGAGGATGTTATTTGAATATGTTCCCCGCGACCCATGGGATATTTTTCTGAAATCATAACATACGGATACGATGATGTAAAGTCAAATGAACCAACATTTTCAAGAGTTTTGCCAGAATACATGGCGTTGGCGTGAGTAAATCCACCTTGAAATGCACATTTTAATTGGTTGTATTCATCGGGCGTCAGAGTCAAATTCCGCATAAGTTGGCGATACTGCTTATATTTCCACCCGCCGCGTTTATGCGACTTATACAGATAAAAACAATTATTACGACAATAATTACGAACATACCCAGTTTTGGTCAACGGTATTTTCGTAATATCGCCGTCAGATTCTATTTTCTCTTGAATGTATGCCATTACAACCAGAACATCGTGAACACAATATTGCCATTCTTTTTCAGTCAGCGGAGTTTTACTGTGCCGTACTTTGGAATAATCTAAGTCACCAGACATTTTTTCAACTTTGTATTTCTGTAAGTTTTTGCCCACAGTTTCCAAGTTGTAACCGGATAACTTGTAAGAACAGCGGTACTCGATGCCAGACTTAGTTATTGCATATACTGGTTTGCGAACATCTAACGAGAACACCTTATCCCATTCAAAGATTTTCCGCATGAACTGAAATTCATATGACAAGTTATGTACATATACTACTAACCGTATATTTTCAGATGTTCCAAATATATTTTCTACATTTTTAATCAACTCCTCATATTCTTCCCATGTCCTACCTACAGTCACGATTCCGTTTATTCCGAAAGACCATTCGTAGGTTAGCGACATTTTCAGTCCAGCCGACTGGACTGATGATGTTTCAATATCGAACGATGCTGGAACATTAAAATATTTAATTTTCTTATTCGTTCCTATCAGGTCGTAGGAAACTACTTGCCGCTCGATTTCTGACAGAAATTCATCATTAGACCTAATTCTGTCCGAGATGGAAAAAGTCGATTGTACTGTCAACATTCTTCGACCTCGCTTGCTCTGGGGTTTCATTTTCCTCAATCATCTGCTGTAGCCGCGTCATCAATTCGTCAGCGTTGACACCAGACCGCAATTCTTCGGTAATGAAATTCTGCATGTTATCACTACCGAAAGTCTGTTTTACGTACAGATAACTTCCCGGAATCTCTCCGTTCATCAAGCGGTTGTAAATATCCCACATAACCTGCTGTTGTTCCTCGGAAAGTGAAGCCATAAGTGCTTGTATTCTGAATACATTTTGCTCTACCTCTTTAGCTCCCTTTACTGTGCCCGACTTTTGTGCCCATAGAGATTGAACCGCCGCATATTGCTTCCACAACTCTTTAGTTTCCTTGCCCTTAATACCGAATTTTTTTATTCCAGACGACTGGACTTGTTTAAGTGCGTAGGGAGTTCTCTCTAGTTTAGAAAGCGCTTTTAATCTTTTATTGGCGGCGGAAAAAACCCGAGATAGGTACCTTCTGGCTTCCTTCTCAGGTAGACGGCGGAGTTGCTGTACTCCCATTTGAAGAATTTCTTCTGTTGTTATTTTTGACATTGCGAACTACCCCCTTTATTTTATCCAGGTCGTCACTTTTGAGAATCTCCGAAACGTAAAATAAAAGTATCCGAGACGAAAAATTACGCCCGCACTCAAAATTGGAAATATTCTGCTGTGTAGTAGATAGGCAATCCGCTACGTAATACTGAGAAACACCCCGGTCTTTACGGGCTTCAGCACAGATTTTAGAAATCTTTTTATAATCCATAAAACAAAAGGGAGTCCAGTCGACTGGACTCCCTTAGTCACCTCACTTTCAGAATCAGACGACGGTGATGGTTGTAACGTTGTTGCCATTCTTGGTCTTGGCTTCGGTGAACTTCAGCTTGACGCCGCCAGCCTTGGCCAGAGCGGTAGACGCGGCTTCCGGGTCGCCCGCGAACCCGGCCGCCCATGCCACGCACATCTTGGAGAGGACGGTGCCGCCATTGTAGTATTTGGTATCGTCCTCGTTGAACGTCACGACGGCAAAAGACTTGTCGTCGATGGTAGCGAAGTCGAACGCATTGACAGTGATACCGTCGGGGAACTGCTGGATGAGCTCGTGGGTGGAGATCTTTTCGCGGTCATTCTGAAGGGTGGACAGCATGGTGGAGTCGAGAGCAGCTTTACGGAAGTCGAACATAATATTATTTCCTTTCTGTGTGGCCGTCAGGCCGGTTTTATTTATTCAGTCCAGACGTCTGGACATGAATCGGAGTGAAATCAGGACAGGACTGACCGAGTTTATCCTCAGGACAATCCAGATTATGAGCGGTATCGCCGCAACAAAACGGAGTAACTCCTAGCATTTTGCAACGCCAGCAGATACATTCTTTAGGACAGAACCGAGACATTGATACGCTCACGGTGCAATCACCGCCGCTAGGTAGAACGCCGCAATGCCGAAGGGCAACGCGAGATAGGGAACGACTTCAAACTGGAACCAACGAAATTTATCTTTCATGAAAATTTACCTCAGGCGGGTGTTTTTTCTGGAAATGGTCCGGATGACTGGACTTGCCGCGACACTCACTGCATTCATAAAGTGCGCGGTAGTATCCAGCCAGAGATTACACCCTGCGGTTGTGGGCTACAACCAACGGTTGTAAACCCAGTTTATGCTAAAACTGGAAAATACTGGATACTGGCCGTCGTTTGATTCGATTGCCAGTTGACTGTTAGCAATCTGAGCTATGGAGTGCTAACAGTCCAAACAAATGGACTTACACTTGTTCACTTGAACAAA